CTTCGTCCAGAAGTGCGATGGCTTTCTCCATATCTGCCTTGTTGCCCATGGCACAGGTCATCGGATTGTGGCACATCAACATTCCGGTCGGTGAGATCAAGGTCTCATCGCCTGCCATTGCCACCACAGATGCCGCTGAAGCGGCAATGCCGTCAATCTTGACTGTGACCTTGCCCGGATGGTTTCGGAGCATGGTATAGATCTGACTGGCAGCAAATACATCGCCGCCCGGCGAGTTGATAAAGACGGTCACATCACCGCTGTGTTTTTGCAGTTCCGAGCGAAACATAGCAGGGGTGACATCGTCTTCAAACCAGGTACTCTCCGCAATGGCACCGTACAAATACATCTCCGATGCACCGGTTTCTTCGTTGCGTACCCAGTTCCAAAAACGGTTATTCTTCATGGGTCGTTTCCTCCTTTTCATTTTTCTTTGCAAATGCACCTGCATCTGCGAGTTTTGTAAATGAACCATTTACAAGATAGAGATTTCCGCCTTCTTCGTCAGGAATCATATTCATATCCTCCAGTTCCCGAATGTCATTGGCAGACATCCAGCCATTCTGTCGGGCAGTCGCATAGCCCTGCATTCTCGATGCGTAATCACCACGCAAAAGCCCCTCAACATTAAACTTGATGAAATACTTGCCTTTCTCTGAATCGGAAAGCAATGCCTTTTGTAGTCCCTGTTCCCAGCGAACGATCCAAGGGTCAAGACTGTATTTCACGAAATCCAATGACAGATGTTCCACATTAGAAAATGTGGCATGGTCTAAGTCGCCGATCATGTGGAGTGGTACTCGATACAGTCGTGCAATTTCCTCTACCTGAAACTTTCTGGT